ACTTCTTGATCGCATTATAAATGATGTGGAATTGTGTTCTTTGTTTGATGTTACTGACTTACCTATTACTCCCCAAGGTCTCTTCTCTACAGAAGTTACCTTAGACCCTTCCATTATGGATAGGATCGATAAGCTTACTGAAGCTTTCGGTTCAATGGAGACTAATATTAAAGTCGAACATAGCGTGCCTCAATTTGAGTACGCTAAGCATGCCTTTTCTAATTGGGTAGCTGATAACAATATTAAAGCAATTGCCTTAGGTGGCAGTTTACTTGCCAGTGTAGTAGCATATAAAGTCACTAAAAAGAATCTTTTCTTAGTAGCTTCTACAGCTATTGCATCTTATGCAGCCTTTGAGTACGCCACTGAGCTAAAAGACTTAATATCTGCATATAACACGAGCGACTTTGACTCGGATCCTCATAGCGCGAATATGTCTTTCTTTGATGAAGATGAATTCCCCCAAGAGGCTATGCCCCAATTTAAGGGAGATAATTCTATCCTCCCTGAAGCAGGCGCTGAGTACAGTGGTATAGTCAACGCTTTTATATCTCTAGTGTATCTAAAATCTTTAGGCACAGCAATTGATAAGAAGAGTTTAACTTCCTTCCTTAGGACCATTGGTGAAATGCCAAAGCTCGGAGCTGGTATTAAATATGCCGTTAATTGGGTTTGTAATCTTGTCCAGATGCTTTTGGACTTTATTACCAACCGCTTAGATCTCGAACCCGTTATCCTTAATGGTACTAACACAGAGGTTAGAGATTATTGTAATGAGGTGACTGAACTCCTCCATAAGTTCAACACCAAAAACATTCTGAACGCAGTTGATGCGGCTTATATTTACGAGCTACAGAAACGTGGTAACAAATTACTAAACAGCATCTCGGCTGACGACCGTGGTGTCCGTGATGTGATAACCAATTGTACCCGTACTCTTGCGCCCGTTATTGGCTGTTTGCGTAGAGCAAATCTCACCAGAGAAACTGCTAGAATACCACCTTTCGCTATTATGATAGGTGGTCCCCCTGGTGTTGGTAAGACTAGATCCTCTATGCCTCTCCTGTTATCAATCATTTGTGCTACAATTGACGATGATCAATTGGATACCTTTATGGCTAATCCTACCAATTATATCTACACTAGATGCCCTGAACAGGTCTTTTGGGATAGTTATACTAACCAGTTCGCTGTGTTTTATGACGAATTTGGTCAGGAAGTTGATGTTGCCGGTTCCGGAGCTACCTCCTATATGGAAGTGCTTCGCGGTATTAATCATGCCTCTTTTGGTCTCCATGTCGCACATTTAGAAGATAAAGGTGTTTCTATGTTTACATCGCAGCTCATTATGGCCGTTACCAATACATCCAGATTTGCTGGAACCGTCAAATCGATACATCATGTTGAAGCTTTGACGCGTAGATGGAACATGCCTTATGTCCTTGTCCCAAAATTGAAGTATTGCAAGCCTGGCGAACATAATTCGATTTGGGATCGTAGACTGGATTTAACCACAGTCGTTGATGATACCGAACTTGATACAGACGTACATGAATTCCATCCGTGGGATTTTCTTAATGGTCGCCCTCTAGCTGGACCCATACTCAGCTTTGATGACTTTTTAAGAACTTGTATTACTAAATTCCGATCTAATAAGAAAAAGAACTTAGGACAAAACGAGGCTAATGGCTCTGCAATCCAGAAAGCTCTGCGTTTTCGTCTCAACCCAGAAATGGGACAAGAGGCCTTCGCAGAACTTTGGGCTCGAGCATGTGGTGTGACTACAGAATTTATAATGAAGCGCTTTGTCGAATATGATATCCGCGATTATAGATCACTACAAGCCCGATGGGATGAATTTTATAAATCTATGATGTACGATGAGATCCCTGAAATGCAAAAAGCATGGTCTCTTTATATTCAATTAGGTCGAACTGTGTATAACACTATGAAACTTAATCCAACCGTTACTACTTTGATTTATATTGTTCCGCTTGCCATTGTCTGTTTTAAATATTACGGTTCATCAGCTTCTGAATGGGATAACGTTGCCTCACAAGGTGAGAGCGGTGTCTCAGCCACGACCCGTAGACAAAACCGTGTTAAGGACAGATTCAATAGAGACTTCAATTTTAGCCGTGCTGATATGAGGACGAAGCCCCAGGGTGGAGCCCCCAACAACCTTGTTGAATTTGCAGAATCTATTCTGAAAAGGAGTTCTTATATCATTAAACCCACGCGTAAATCCAATCCTTTGGGAACAGTAACCTTTATTAAGGGTTCTGTTGGTTTTATGCCGATGCATTTTGCAGAACTATTTGAAAATTTAGACGAGCAAGGTGTATATGATAGTGAATTTATAGAACTTAGCCCCTTTGGTGCACAGACAATCTCGATATACTGTAAACCTAGTGACTTTAAGTACCTTAGAATGGTCTATAATGATGAGCATGATGATGATTCTGTTGTGAACGACATTGTTTACTTTGAGTTCCTTAAGAAGATAAGACCCCATCAAAACATCACTTCTCATTTTATCTCCGCGCGTGATCCGATCTTTACCTCCACTGGCTGGAAAATTGTAATAGCTAGATCACGCCCCGGCTCTGTTGTCATAATGGATAGCAAATGCCGTCTTGATGAGAAGCAGACCTACCACAATAAGGATAAGTCCCGTAAATTCGGAAGTGTCCGAACTTTGGTTTATAACGTAGATACCAAGACAGGTGACTGTGGAAGTTTACTCTATTACTTGCCTAATAACCTTACTAAGATAGTCATTTTGGGTTTCCATATGGCTGGCAATGACAAGGATATTTCACTTGGATATAATGTAACCTTAGAGGAAATAGAAAAGGCTATAGAACACTTCTCCTTTCAAATCTCAGAAGACATTCACATAGTACCTGAAGGCTGTGTCAGTTTCAATACTGTCACGCTTCCTTATTCCTATGCTAAGGCAGTGCCATCTAATAACAAGACTAAAGTTATAATGTCACCTCTATATGAATCCTGGTCACGTGCAGAAACTGCTCCGGCGGTACTCCGCACTGTGATGCGTGATGGTATGCCCGTTAATCCCTTAGCACTTGTTCGAAGAAAATATAGTAGATCAGATCCGATTATTAATCATGAAATACTAACTTCTGTTACGAATCAGTATATTTCCTCAATACACTACAATGCCCATGCTGAACAACCTTGGGAACCTCGCGTCTTAACCTATAAGGAAGCCGTTGAGGGTGTCCCTGGAGTTGCTTTCTGTGAATCTCTACCTCGTAAAACAGGAGCTGGGTATCCTTATTGTCTCAAGAGGAAATTACCAGGCAAGAAAGACTTTTTCGGGTCCTATGGTGATTTCACGTTTACATCAACTTCAGCCCATTTACTTGCGGAGGATGTTGAAAACTTGCTCACAAAGGCCAAATTGGGTATTAGAACTACTATCATATATAATGATTTCTTAAAAGACGAGCGTCGTTCGTTTGCTAAGATTGAGAAAGTTAGTACTCGTATGGTATCCGGAGCGCCCTTGCATTACACCATAGCATGCCGTATGTATTTCCTGGATGTTGTCAGGTTTACCTGCACAAACAGGATTTACAATGGTATCTGTATTGGCATGAATCCCTATTCAACTGATTGGGACGCATGCTACAGGTTCATGACTCGTTTCGGCGACAATTGTTTTGCTGGAGATTATTCTGCGTATGATGCTTCGTTACCTATGGTCATTATGCATAAGTGTTTAGAGGTCATAGAATCATATTACATCAATGCTACCCCAGAAGATAGACTTGTTAGAGAAGTACTATTCTGGGATGTTGTCAATAGTCGACACATAGCCCCACGTATTGATGAATACAAACCAGATCCCACACGTTCTGGTGTCGTATATGAATGGTTAGGTTCCGTTCCTAGTGGGACTTTTCTGACCACTTGGGTGAATTCCGTATGTAATAATATTATCCTCCGCTACTGCTCTGTTCAATGTTTCTTAGACAGTATCTGTATTGATATTATTAGCGCTCAGCCAGAGCATTACGTTAAGATGCTTGATGAATATGAAGAAAATGTGTCTATCATTACTTATGGTGATGATAATGGCGTAGCTGTTTCTGACACTTACTCATTCATTAATCAAAATTCGATCTCTAATGCCATGGTAGGGCTAGGCTTGACATATACTGATGAAGTCAAGACCACAATTATGACCAACTTTCGTAGATGGGTAGATTGCACTTTCTTAAAGCGAGGCTTTCTACTAGACCCTACATCTAAGCGTGTGCTTGCCCCTTTGGCACTCGCAACTATTCTTGAAGCCCCCTATTGGACACGTTCCGACGCTGATCCAACAGCGGTACAAGATACCGTCCAGCAGATGCTATTTGAGTTAGCACTGCACCCCGAGCATATATTTGACAAATATGCTCCACTTATCTTAGAAGCATCTAAACTGAAGCTTACTTATTTTCCCACCCAGATCACTTATCGGGATTGTAAGGCTATGGCTTTGTCCCAAGATGCTCTTTGGTAAGTGCCTCCCCGTCAGACTATCGGTTCTGCGGCTTGGTTTCGGTTCCCCATGATGGGCACGCCCTAGGGAATAGATGCGTTTCAAGACTCCACGTGACGATCTTTACCGATTTTTATAACCTGGCGCTATTTAGTGCTAACTGATTCGGGTCAGGTGCGGCAGCCCCGTAAAGCCCCTGATCGCGCATCTAGCGACGTGAGGCTTGAGCCGCTCTCATGATCGTGAATCTTTTGGTTCAGCAACACCGAGAAACTTTCTGACGACAACATTGAAAATGTTGTTACATCTACTACGTCTTTTATCGAGGACGGTTCAGTCCGAACATCATCGATTATGAATCCCATTTCCGCTTCATCCTACTTATCTACGACCCCCACAGTGGACTCTTCTATAGCTAGCTTCATGGCGAAACCCCAATTAATTGGTACAATTAGTTGGACTACTGGCTCTGCCCTTAATGCAGTTCTCGGCAGTTACACTAGTGCCGCTATTGTAGCCAAAGATGTCTTTGCTAAGAAGATCTATGGTTTCCGCAACATCCGTGGAACTATGGTCGTCAGGCTCGAACATAATGCCGACCCCTTCCAACAAGGCAGAGTTCTCCTCCACTTCCTTCCTATGACAAAGGTTTTTAATAACTTTAACAATTATGTTGATTCGCACAACTACAATCTGACCACAAAGACCCAGCAACCCGGTGTTGAACTAGATTGTAGGGACGCAGCGTGTCAACTCAAAGTCCCCTATATTGCTCCCACACAATGGTATGACATACAAACTGGTAATACCGATTGGGGTACTCTTTATGTCTCAGTCATATCTCCTTTAGAGATCGGCAGTGGTGGAACTGCCAATGTCGATATCTCAGTCTTTGTTCACTTTGAGAATTTTGAAGCCTCCGCCCCAGTTTACCCTAATGCTAATGGTAAGGCCTCCAAAATCAAGAGTGTCACTAAAGCTAACATGCGTTTTGATTACGATGAGGACGACCATGCTGATGAAGACATATCTGAGGAACCAATATATGACTTTGACTACAATGAGGTGCTTAAGAGTCAAGCCTCAAACAATAGAGTCAAAGAGAAGTCTACTATGGGTAAAAGCATTTCGAGTGCTCTCAATGCCGTGGGCAAAGTAGCTACCCTCGCTGCGGGTGTACCTGCTCTAACATCTTTAGCTGCTCCAGTTGCCTGGGCTGCTGGCGCTGCGTCGTCAGTAGCTTCTGCTTTTGGGTGGTCTAAGCCTAATACAGACTCAGTTGCAGCTCCCATGATCATTCGCCCCTTTAGAACTTTCGGGAATGCTGAAGGTGCTAGCACTGCAGAGACCATGGCAATTTCCGCTGTTCCTACACTTGGTGTTATGCCAGGGTTCGCAGGCACAGACGTCGATGAGATGGCTTTTGATCACATTAAAGCCATACCTGCTTACACCCACACCATTCCCTGGAGTACTAGTAATGCAACAGACGCTTCTCTTTATACTAAGGAGGTTGGAATTAATAGCTTTATTACTAATACTAGCATCATTGCTGGCCTTTACACCAATGAGATTAAGACAGGGCCTCCATTTGCCATCATTAGTGAATTGTTCAATAGTTTCCGTGGTGGAGTTGTCATTACCCTTAAATTTGTCAAGACTGAGTTCCACAGTGGTAGACTCCTTCTTACTTATACGCCAACTCATGTGCCTTCTACTGCCCCACCGACTAATGACCAGTCTTCGTACGCGCTCAGAGAAATTATAGACATTAGAGAAAATTCTCAGATTTCGTTTACGTTACCGTACATGTTGGCGCAGACATATACCTCCACTGATATTGGGACAATGGGCAGGCTAGACATTAGGGTTCTCAATGTCCTCCGTGCTCCCTCTACAGCACCTACCGCAATCGATATCAATGTCTATTATCATGCGGCCCCAGACTACGAACTTCAGTGTTCCACTAACTACGAACTCATGCCAGTGACTCCTCAAGCTGGCGTTGAGGTATCTGAAGTAGTCAAAACCGTAGGTAACGCTACACCCGGTTCTACCAACATGAGCACATCCTCTTTTTGTGCTTCTGAATCCTTTATGAGCTTAAAGCAACTCATTACTCGGTATTCAAGAGTGTATATGCCTTCTGGCACTGATATAGTGACAGGAGAGTATTATAGCATCTATCCCTTCTTCCTCTCAGGTGCAGCATCTCTTGGATCAGCAGAACCAACTGTTCCCCATTTATGGGGTGACACTCTATCTCTCCTTGCATCAGCGTACGCACTATCAAGAGGAGGAGTGCGTTTCGCTTTTACATCTACCAGCGCTAGTAAAATGACTGTGACTACACGACACATGCCAGCCCCTACGCAATGGTATAACACTACTGGAATACAAAACTTTGTTTTTCCAACTGATACGTCTAACATCCGTATCCCAGGTACCGCAGCCTTTGCGGGACCTATAGCTGTCTTTAATGATTTATCAGACGGTGCTGAAATTTTGATTCCTCATCAAACCACAGCCCCTGTGAGACCTAACATTTTCTTCACCACCACTGGTGAATCTTTAGTCAGCGCTCCTGTCGCAGGTGTTTCGGACATTTATATGACCATGCGTATCGCCCCTGCTCCAACCGATGTACAACTCTACCGCTCTGCGGCAGATGATTACCAACTAGGGTATTTCATTGGGTTCCCAGCCCTTTTGTACAGACACTACCTTACTTAAAACTTGAATTATGGACAATTTGCCTTTTTATGCATTTTGCGGAATTTTTACTAATTGCCCCATTTTCTAGTTAAGCTCTCTTGAGTTGACATTTTCCAAGTTTTAAGAACCTCTGGGAAACACTGGACTCAAGATCTTCGTGTTTGAAAACTG